AAACGTGGTTTAGCAGCACGTAAGTAATCTGCTACATTTGTCTGGCTACTCATCCCCCTACCAACACTAGGCTACGGTGGCCCCAGAAAAGGAACTAAAAATGTCCGATACAATTATGTCTGAAAAAATAAAAGCACCAACAAAAGTAGCGTTTGCTAATCGTAAATATAGTAATGATGAAAAACGCAAGATGGAAGAAGAAGAATTAGAACAACTTATTGCAGAACAAAAAGATGAAAACGTAAAGGAACCACAAGAAGCTGAACCAGCTAATGCAGAAGAAAAAAGTTTTAAAAAACGTTATGGTGACTTGCGCCGACATATGCAAGAAAAAGAAAAAGAATGGGCCGATAAGTTTAATACTATTGAAACACAACTTAAACAAGTCTCCCAAAAAGAAATTAAGTTACCTAAGTCTGATGAAGACATTGAAGCATGGGCAAAAAAATATCCTGACGTAGCAGCCATTGTAGAAACAATTGCAATTAAAAAGGCTAAAGAACAATCTGCAGGACTAGAAGATCGTGTAAAAGAAATTGATGAAATGAGAGCTACAGCTTCTCGTGAAAAAGCAGAAGCAGAATTAATGGCGGCACACCCAGACTTTGGTGAAATACGTAATAGTGATGAGTTTCACGAATGGGCAGAAGAACAGCCTAAGTGGGTACAAGATGCACTATACGAAAATGATAATGATGCACGTTCAGCAAGTAGAGCAATTGACCTTTACAAATCTGATAAAAACATTAGAACTAAGAAACCTTCTAATAGTAAAGATGCTGCACGTTCAGTAAATACCCGTAATAGCAGAAGTCAACCAGATACTAATAGTACTGGTGATACATTTAGAGAAAGTGATGTAGCTAAAATGTCACCTCAACAATATGAAAAAATGTCAGACGCTATTATGGAATCTATTCGTACTGGTAAATTTGTTTATGATATGTCTGGCTCTGCTAGATAAAGGTATTGACATATAGAATATTTATGATATAACTATATGTACAATGGATAGTGCGGCCCTGTTAGGTACTAACTACAGTTACCCGCACTATTAATTAACTAAACTTCCGCAAACAACAATACACGCTTTCGGACAACCTAATGTCTCGTGGCCCGTTTTACTAGAAGGTAGGCCAACTTTCTAATAAACGCACCCTAGTAGAATTAGCCTCTGTTTAAGTCATTGGTCGTTTGCATCTGTGATATTATGCTAAGGAGAATTAAAATGGCATTTTCATCCGCTGCTGGTTATGGTAACTTACCTAACGGTAATTTCTCACCAGTTATTTATAGCAAACAGGTGCAACTTGCGTTCCGCAAAGCATCTGTCTGTGAAGCAATTACTAACTCTGATTATTTCGGAGAAATTTCTGCAATGGGCGACTCAGTTAAAATTATTAAAGAACCTGAGATCACCGTTAAAGCATATGAGCGTGGTACAACTATTACACCACAGGATCTTGACGATGAAGATTTTTCATTGACAATTGATAAAGCTAACTACTTTGCCTTCAAAGTCGATGATATTGAAGAAGCTCATAGTCACGTCAATTTCCAAAGCCTTGCGTCAGATCGTGCTGCTTATCGTTTGGGTGATCAGTTTGACCAAGACGTACTTGGTTACTTGACAGGCTTTAAACAGTCTGCACTACACGGTACACCTGACACAGTAAACACAACTGTTAATGGTACTGTTGCTGTATCTACTGCAGGTACTGACGAACTGTTGTCTTCAATGAAAATTGATGCAGCAGACTTCGGTGGTTCAGCAGGTGATGCTTTGGCATTGCAGCCACGTACAGGTGGAGCAACTGACTCAACTCCTGCCGTTGGTGATACTTTCCCATTGACAGTTATTGCACGTATGTCACGTTTGTTGGATCAACAAAATGTGGATACTCAAGGCCGTTGGTTGGTAGTAGACCCTGTATTTATGGAGTTGTTAAAAGACGAAGACTCACGTTTGTTTAACGCTGACTTTGGTGGTTCTGGATTGCAGAATGGTCAAATCGGAACAAACATTCATGGTTTCCGTGTATACACTTCAAACAATCTGCCATCAGTAGGTACTGGTCCTTCTTTCACAGGAACAAACTCATCTACTAACTATGGTATGATTGTTGCAGGACACGATTCAGCCGTTGCAACTGCAGAGCAGATCAACAAAACTGAAACATATCGTGATCCAGATTCATTCGCTGACATTGTTCGGGGTATGCATCTATATGGTCGCAAGATCCTTCGTCCAGAAGCTCTTGTGAACGCTAAGTATCACTTGGCATAAGGGAGGATTGAAACATGGCTAACATTACTTCACTTCTAAAGGCAGCGTCTGGTAACTCTCAGCGTGGTCGTAACCCTTACATGGTCGAGAACACTCTTGACATCGTAGCTACAACTATTGATCCGTCTTCTACGGATTCAGTTCAAGCTATCACTATTCCTGCTGGTCACAAAGTTATGGCTTGTGGTCTTGAAGTTGTTGAATCAGCAACTATGAACACAGGTACAGATGCTACAGTAACTGTAGGTTTTGTAGGTGGTGATGTTGACGAGTTTGTTGCATCATTTGACATCGACGGTGCTGCTGATGGTGCTTATGCTCCAAGTGTTTCTATTACTGGAGACACTGTATCTGCGTCTGATGATACCATTGACGTAATCTTTGGTGGATCAGGTGCTTCGTTTACTGCAGGTAAACTTCGTGTTTATGCGGTAATGATGGACGTAAGTTCACAAGGTGACACTGCTGCTAATGAAGTAGATCGTGACACACTTGCATAACTAAATTATTGGGTGGGCTGCTTACTTGTGGCCCACCTATACTTGTATATAAAGGAACCAAATCATGGCTATTACAACTGCAATGTGCAACAGTTTTAAACAAGAGTTACTTGGTGGTATCCATGACTTAGATACCGACAGTATTAAACTTGCACTAATTAAAGCATCTCCTTCGGGAACATATAATGCTTCTACAACTAACTATTCAGATGTTACAGGTAATTCTGACGAAGCATCAGGAACAAACTACAGCGCAGGTGGTCAAGTATTAGACTCTGCAACAATTAGTTTATCAGGCTCTACAGCTATTGTAGATTTTGCAGATGAAGTATTTGCAGATGTTACAACCTCAGCAGACGGTTGTATTATCTATAATGCAGGTCAGTCAAATAAAGCTATTGCTGTAATTGATTTTGGTGGTACGGTAAGTGCTACTGCAGGTGATCTTACTATTGAGTTCCCTGCTGCAGATGCTTCTAATGCGGTTATTCGTATCGCATAGATATGTCTTTTTATGACTCCTCTGATGCACTTTACGGCATAGGTGTATACGGTTCTGCTAGATACGGAATTGTACAACCTAATGTTGCATTAGTAGGAGTTTCGGTCACTGGTACTATTGAATCTGTATCTGCTGGTGGTTTTGAAATTGATGTATCTGAAAGACTTAATAGTGTATCTGCTACAGGTACAATTAACACTATTACGGTTAATGTACTAGAGTCACTAAACAGCGTATTAGCCACAGGTACAATTAATACTGTAACAATTAGTAACACTGTAACATTAACAGGTGTTGAAGCTACAGGTGCAGTAAATACTGTAGAAGAAAAACCTACAGAAGTTCTTAATAGTGTAAGTGCTACAAGCTCTGTAGGTACTGTTGAACCTAAGATTACTGTAAAAATATCTGGGGTATCTGCTACAGGTACAGTAAATACACTAGAAGAAAAAGTAGATGAAGCATTAACTAGTGTATCAGCAACGGGTGCAATAGGTTCTGTATCTGTAAATATCCAAGAAGATATTACAGGTGTAAGTGCTACAGGTTCTATTGGTACAGTACAACCAATTGTTAGTTTTTCTGTAAGTTTAGTTGGTGTTCAAGGTACTACAACACTTGGCGAGATAGAAGCACAAACAACAGAAGACATTACTGGTGTAAGTGCTACAAGTGCAGTAAACAGTGTAACTGTACATGTTGTTGAACATATAACTGCAGTACCTGCTACAGCTACAATAGGTACAATAACTACAACTGCAGTAGTATTTGACTTCCAAGCTGTAAGAGAGCAGTATAGCCGTAAACGCACAGTATATATAGCAGAGGCAGCGTAATGTCTACTTCAGCATCCAGAACTGTACGTATACCCGATGAGAATAGATTGGTGTTTATTCCTGCTTTTGACACAAACAGGACAGTAAGAATACCACAAGAGAATAGAATAGTTTTTGTAGAACGACAAGCAACATCTGCAGAACGAACTGTATATGCAACTGAGGATTAAACATGAGTTTTCGTTGGCCTAATAAAGACCCTGATGAACAACTAGATTACAGTGTAGATTGGTCACGTTTTCTTGGTAGTGCTACTATTAGTACTGTCACATGGTCTGTAAAAAGTACTGCTTATAGTACTAAAACTACACTAGGTGCAGGACAAACACTTACTGTTGCCTCTAGTTCTGCAACTACTGACGATATACAAAACGTGTCACAAACAAATACTAACACTGTGGCCACTATTAATATTGGTGGTGGTACAAACAACATTGAATATACTTTTTTCTGTAACATGATTGACAGCACAGGCAGTCAAGCAGAACGCAGTATTAAGTTACGGGTAAAGGAACGTTAAATGGCTTATGATTATATTGGTCTAGTGAATGACGTAAACCGTAGACTTAATGAGGTGGAACTTACATCAAGTAACTTTGCTGCTGCTACGGGTGAGTACAGTATGATTAAAGATGCAGTAAACTCTGCTATTCGTTATCTTAATCAACATGAATACGAATGGCCTTTTAATCATGTAGAAACAGAAGAAACATTAACTGCTGGTACAGTACGTTATGCATATCCTGCAGATGCTAAAACAATTGACATGGATAGCTTTCGCATTAAACGTGACGATACTTTAGGTAATGATACTAAACGTTTAAAAGTTATTACGTATGAAGAATATTTAGATAAGTATGTAGATGCGGAATATAGTACATCAGATAATCGTAGAGCATTACCTGACTATGTATTTCGTACACCTAGTTTAGAGTTTGGTTTTGTTCCTGCACCAGATAAAGCATATACTGTTGTGTACGAGTATTATAGACTTCCTGTAGATCTTATTAATGCTACAGATGTACCCACAATACCAGAACAGTTTAGATATATTTTACTAGATGGTGCAATGCACTATGCATATATGTTTAGAGGGGAAACGCAAGAGTCTTCTATTATGCAACAACGTTTTGTAGATGAAATTAAAAACATGCGTAGCTTGTATATTAATAGATATGATTATGTTAGATCAACTGTAATAGATCGTAACCGTATTGCAGTCAGTTCATTTAGAGCAAACTAATACATGCCATCAACTCGTCAAACATACCCTATAGAATTTAAGGGTGGACTTGTTACTAATATGAGTCCTTTGCAACAAGGTATTAACGCACCGGGATCTGCAAGAACTCTTAGAAACTTTGAACCATCTATTGAGGGTGGTTACAGACGTATCTTAGGTTATACTAAATATAACAGTAGTATTATTCCACCTTATGGTGCTCCTGTTGTACACGGTGCTAGTCAGTCTGGTACTAGTCTTATTATAGGTAATATACATCAGACACCAGAGGCAGGTGACACACTTACAATAGATGGGGTTACAGGTACATATACTATTGCATCTGGGGGTGTATCATATGACGCTACAAATAATAGAGCTACACTAACACTTACTGGCGCTCTTGATAGCTCTCCTGCAAATGCAGCCGCAGTTACATTTACCACAACGACAAGTAACTATCTTGCACTTGGTTGTGGTGTATTTTTAGATAGAGTTATTGTAGCAAGAAATGACGATCTTTTTAAAGTATCCTCTAGTGCAGTAACGCATATTAATGTACCTAACTATGGTACTGTACTTGTAAATGGTGCATCACAAACTGG